CGTACACAGGTCGAGACATTGAAAACTGGGCTTGCAACTTAGACAGATTGACAGGGGCTGTGGTGGCTCCAAAAGTTGCGGGCATCGACCAAGTGCCAGTAGAGTTCACAGGGGTCACGTACTGAATTGAGGGGTCCGGCATGAAGACTTCATAGATCTGCCCTGAAGCGGTCGCAGTCAGGAGCGTTCGGTCCTTCTGGACGACCGTAGCCGATGGCAGATTGTTGAAATCAGGGACCTTGGCACCCTCAGAACGGCTGTCAAACGGGAAAGACTGCGCAAGAACAAATTGCGGGACTGGCGGCTTGATGGCTGATGGGCCAATACGGCGGCGAGGAGCCTTCCGTGCAACCTTGCGTGTAGCCTTTCGACCCTTTCGAGCCTTTCGTGGGCGTCTACTTGCAACAGTTGCACTGAGGATATTTCCTCCCGGGCCTCGGATAGCAACCGCAGCACCTCGGCGTGCAGCGGAATTGTTGTATGCGTTGACATTCATCGTCTGGGTGTGTTTGAGAAGGTCTGTGTCCATGATAACGCACGGACTCGAGCTTGCTGTTTTTGTGTTTTTATCGAACTCAAGGGGAGAAGATCCTTGGCCCGAACCTGAGACACATAATGTTTTTGGTGTTTTGTGTTTTTCAGAAGTAGGAAATAGGACAACAGAAAGATGAGAGAGGGCGGACTCATCGAGGTAATTGTACACTTGACGGTTATTAAAGAGTGGGGGGGGCGGCCGGTTAAAGCCAGGAGTGCAGGGGATTCCCTCCCCCTGGGTTTTCATAAATCAGAGTCGGACCCGTTAGGGTCAGAGTCATGGTCGATTCTAGATCTCTTCAAAACATGTCTTGCCTCAATGTCCTGCATGGCTTGCTCGGCAATCTCTTCCCGAACATGCCTTCGCGTCTCTTCAACCTCCATCTCAAACCTTTCTTGCATTCCTTCAAACTGATCCTCCACAAACATTCCTTCTCGCGCATCATCAACCATTGCCTGTTCGCGCTCAGACAAGGCTTGCCCAGATGATTGGGCCTTAACGGCCTTCATCATCTCGCGTCGTGCCAGCTTGGCCTTGCGTCGCTCGGCAATGGCCCTGAGTTCGGCATCAGATCGCTTGGGTGGGTTGCCTGCCTGTGCAGCAGTGGTTGGAGTAGACACGGACACTAGGGGAATGGCATCGCTAAGAAGCGACGGCTTATTAGTCGGTGGCAGGTTGGTGAAGCCAGGTGCAAACGGTTTTGCAGTCTGGAACACAGGGAGGGGCGTGCTGGGTGGGGCAACGAACCCAGGCGCACCTTGGTAGGGCGGCACGACACCAGAGGTGTCCTCCGCCCAAACCGAGGCCTCAAACTGAGCAAGGTTGTCGTCCTCGATGGCAATCTCCTGCAACTCCTCAAGCTTGTCTATATAGACCGTTGGCTGGGTACCCTGGGGTACCCAAACACCAAGACAAAACTCGCGGGTGGGGAACTCGTCATCCAGGAACTTGACCTCAGGCGCATGCTCACCTCCAAACTCCACTTCCATGACACTCGATGCAGGGTGATACTTGCCTGCGCGATACCCGTTGTAAACAATCTTCATTGCAGTATACAAAGCAGGGAAGAGGTACGCGCCTTGTACAGCCAATGATCTGAGCTTGTCCATACGAGAGCGGACGGGGTTCAACCCCGTTGTTTGGTGACGTTGATGCACAGCAACAACCATCAACCGCTCCAAATCGGGACAAGGCACATAGTGTTGACCATCAGTGCCAAGCTGCTTGACCAATCGATACCCGAGAAACACGAACTTATACTCATCCTGGTCGGGCTTAAACACGTAGTAATCCTTAATCGAATCACCCTTAAAAGTGAGGCCGAGAGTCTTGGCAAAGTCTTCAACCTTGGCAAGTTCACGTTCAAGTGTCGCAACAGGGATCGGCCCACGGGGTCCCAGGCTCAGAGCAAAGTCCAAGCTGCCCACTACGACAGCAGCAGCAAGTTCATCCATGTCAGTTGTCCCAACGCCACCAGAGGCTAACATCTCATCAAACTTGACCGTGAGTGCCCCTTCCACAACAACAACCTTGTGAAACAGGCTTTGCATGTGAAGATGGAGAGCCATGGCCCAGGATCTGGGAAGGACGCCAGGAGCGCAAATGGGGAAGGCACGCTTGGCGACTTCAACGACCCAGTCCTTGAGAGAGATGTCCAAGTGGTTGAAATCCGGAGTGTAAATACGCTTCTCAACTGTGCCATCAGCAAGGAGAACATTGAAGATCCACAGGCCATCATCACTGTACAGGAGAAATCGCTGACGCTCAGTCTCCAGCACAGTTTTGTAAATGACGTCTCCACCACCGTGGGCCCATGAAAACCCACGAGAGGAGGACGGGGTAGCCAGTACATCACTTTCGCTGCCCTCAAAGAAAGGTACTGGTTTGACGTCAAGCCATAGCATGGAGGCCAAGATCCTCCAATGCAATGGATACACGAAAATTGGCCTGGTCTTTTGGTAGATCTTCGACCACTCATAGATGTCCACCTTGTTTTTCAACAAAACAAGTGAACGCGCAGGATTGTCCACCTTCCACTTGTTATAAGCCCTGGGAGAATCGCAAATAGCCTTCCACAAATCACCCAACACATCCAGGGCATCACCTAAAGCTGCCTTGGGAATCTGGTTCATCTTGTTGGGGCGTGGACTGGGGTTTGTCTTGCAAAAGTAAGGCGAGCCCGCATCTGCATACGGGTTTACTTTGACAAGCTCAAACAGGTTGGCAGGCTGCGTATCGTGCCAGTTGTGTACGACTGGACGAAACACAAGCACCCGCTTTGCGTACAATGCAAACAGATCGTAATCTTCGGCCTCCAGAGGGTCAGGAAGCTGGCTCTCTAGGGAGCCAGTCACCAGACGTTCGAGAAGACCCTTCAGCGACCCACCACACCCTTGAAAACGAGCAACTTGGGCGAGTGCATGGCAATACTGCTGATGAAGGTCATGCTCAGGATGACTAGCAGTTTGCGTGCGCTCGCATGCCCAATTCTTGATGCTGTAAAAGATGTCCCTGTCAACTGACAAGATAGGGAAATCCATGTGGTTGGTCGTCATGGAGGCCGTGGCAAGCGACTTCTTAGTCGGAATACGCGGGTCAAGGGGATCACGCTTAACGGACTGCACGAAGGTAATAGCCTTGGATGACGATGAAGTTGTCGTCAAACGACTGATGATCTGTTTGGCATCATCAGAGGTAATGGTGGAACCAAGGATACGCCCATGAGGGAGAGGCTGAATGTCATCGTACCCCGTGGTAACGGTGACATTAGACAGCTTTTCCAACAGGTTCTCCGTGTATTCGCGAGCCTTAACAGCTTCCGCGATAGTCTGGTTGCGTGCTTGTGCGTAGTTTCCGTTGCTTGTCATTTTGATTACTTGAGGCTTTTTGGGAGGTCTTTAGCACTGATATTAAGAGCAGCACCTCTCTTCGTGCACGGGACTGGAGGTGTCGTAGGGATGACACTGTCCTTCGTCCTGATCCACCCGGGTGGATAGGGTGATGCACGCGGTGGGTCCTCAGAACCCCACTGCGTGCACCACCCAGCACAGTTTGAGATCTTCTGAATCCACACAACCAGAAGGTGCTTTGACGGAGAGCGAGTCATCCGTACTACCATGACAC